CAGTAATCCAACAGCAAAGGCATTTGTGAACGCTGCCCATTCCCTGCCATTCCTGACGACATCCTTTGTACCGTTCCCTCGCTTCGTGGCTAATGCGTTGCGCTTTACGTACGAGTATTCTCCTGCGTACCTTGTGTCAGGCATACGCAAGTCTTTGGCAAAGGATGCCACAAACTATGAAGAACTTGCAAAGGGGCTGGTTGGTTCTGGTTTCTTGGCTGGTGCTGTTGCATTTCGTAACAGTGAATACGCTGGAGAAAATTGGTACGAGGGTAAGACAATGGATGGAAAGACATATGACCTACGTCCGTTCTTCCCTGCTGCACCATATCTGTTCTTCGCTGATTTGATTACACGTAAGTACAAAGGTGAGCCACTAACTGGTGACAGGAGTATTACTACAGAGGCTATTCAAGCCTTGTCAGGCACGCAGTTCCGTGCAGGTTTTGGTATCTATGCTCTTGACAAAGCCTTCAAAGACATTACGGAAGAGCAGAGTCCAGAGAAAGCAGCAGAGATTGCAGCACAGTTTACGGGCAATATCATTAACACATTCACTATACCTTTCACGTCCCTGCAAGATACGTTTAACACATTTATTGCAGAAGATGAAGCACGTATTGTCAGAGACACTGACATGCAGATTAAAGACACACAAGATTTTCTGACTCTGGTTGCTCGTAGGTCATTGGCTCGTATCCCGTTGAACTACAAAATTGAAGAGTACCTATCAGAGACAATTGGTGTTAAGCAATCAGAGTATTACGAGTCTGGAACACGGGCAGAAAAACTACGTCGCATTGCACCCATTACCAGACAGACTATGGGTATCTTGTTGCAGGAACGGAAGAACTTTTTTGAGAAAGAGATATCTAGGCTGAAGCTACCACGCAGTGTTATCAATGCACGTACTGGTGTGCCAGAAGCAGACATGATGCTGGATGCATCTTATGGTGAATACATTACTAACTACGTGGTCCCACGTATGGAAACAGAGGGATACAAAAAGTTAGAGGACGCGCAAAAAAAGGTATTTATTACAGAACTAATTTCAGACTACAGAACGGACATCAGAGAGGCGGTAGAGGAGAACGCAAAAGAAACAGCAGAGACAAGATTCGGATTCAACCCATTTGAACTGAAGGCGTTTGAGAAGTTTGCAAATGACCGTAGGACAGCACCATTTGCACAGAGGGCCATAGAAATGTATGAGGAACGCTATGGCAAAGATGAGCCAAAAGATTATGAGGTAATTCTAAAGATAGCAAAGATGCTCAAAGACAGACGCAAGTTTAGTAGGTCAATAGGCTCTGATGAGTTTTATGGGAACTAAAAAAGGGGGCCGCGAAGCCCCCCTCTCTCATTTTAGAACCTACCTAGCCATCGTGCGATGTGAGATACAAACGGTAACAATGTAGCTGCCATAAACAAGTTCACACCTGTGTGCGCCATTGCAATACGCAATGTATCCCCTTTAGGCATACCATCTGAAACAAACAAACCTGCCAGCCAGATTGTTCCTGTTGTACCTATGTTTGCGCCCAGCACTGCAGCAATGGCTGCTGGTAAAGGCAAGGCACCAGAGGCAACCAGCGCAATGATAGCCGTAGTAGACAGGCTAGACGACTGCCACAGAAGTGTCATTGCGATACCACCTGCAAACATATACAAGGGGTTGCCCAAGAACCATGAAAGATGTTCTATGTTACCCATAGATTTCATGCCACCAGAAAACGTCTTCAAGCCTACGTAAAATATAACTAAGCCTACTAAGGCTGTTATTACTGGGTTTCCTAAGTCCATCCTACTTACACTCTTCCATAGTTTCTTTCCTTCTGTCACCTGTTATCACCTGACCCTGACAGAGTGCCACGCTTCTTCCTGTCAGCTAGTTTCTCCAAATTCTTCTCCATGATGTGTCCCAAATCCATGTCAAGTTCTTCGGCAAGCACAGCGCAGTACCACATGACATCCCCAATCTCGTAGGCAATCTGTATCCTCCTAGCCTCGTACTCATCTTGTGGCGCACCATCCCGAATAAACTTCTTGACTTTGTTTGCTATCTCCCCTGCTTCTCCAGTGAGGCCAAGAGTAAGATACTCCATAGCCTTGTTCTTTGGGAAGATGGCAGTATCACATGCCGCGATTTGATATGCTGTTCCTGTTATCCCATACATATATTTCTCCTTCATCCAAGTTTTAGCCTCTTGCTCTAAGTCCATTCCGTTTCTCCAGGTTTTTAAAATACGCAGCTTCCCATCCACGTTGCCACTCCCGATAAGGGGTGGTATCTTTTTTTAGTGGGTTAGCTATCTGACGATAGCGAGTGCCAAACCTTTTGCTCTTAAACTCCTCAACCTTACCGAATGCCTTGTACCCATCCTCAAAGTTTTTTGCTAGACTTGTGTTCATCTTGCTTCTCCTTTTCTTTTAGTTTTTGCCACTCTTCCCATTGCTCAGACTTGCGAGGGGGATTGTAGATTATGTAATCCTCCCCACGTTTCCATACCAACTTACTCATTGAAGTAATTGTTCAGTATGTCCAGCCTATCTTCATGCATAGCAATCTTATCCAACTCACCCTGCATAGCTTCCATGATATCGGAATGCTCACCAATACCTACAGGATTCCTGAGATAACACTCTATGTTAGCTACATGCAAAGCGACATTTGCTTGTGCATGTTTACGAAGTACCTCTATCATCTGCTCTCTCATTTGTCAACTCCTTTCTGTCTAAACCTGTGTTTAAAGAACACAACTACGTTAATAGCTGTGTTGACAGTGATGGCAAATAACAACCACCACTGCCACCAGTTGGGCATGTCTGCGCCTTCAATCATGCTGCGTTGAGGTCTACGACCTCACATACTCCTGCCGTACATGCCAGTTCACGACCACCAGATGTCGTATCTTCCTTCTCAAACTCTTGTAGCTTTGCCCAGTCAATACGTGATGGCATACGCTCAAGCATTTCACCATACTGTTCCACAGAACAATCTTGATACGGGGCTTGCTGATATGTATGCTCACTGAATGGCAGGAAGCTAATGCCTGACACTTCATCAAAGTGTTCATACACCCAAGCGCCCACACTCATCCACTCATTCTCCTTTACAGAGATTGTCACAGATGGTTTGTGTTCACACCAGTGACGCTGGTACAGAAGCCAAAGTTCAAGTTGCTCAATAGCATTCATTTCCGTGCGACACACGGCACCTGTTGGTGACTTCATGGGGAAGCTGAACACTGTTGTGCTATCTGGCTTCATAACATCCGGCTCTGCTGGGATGCCTACATTGACCATGAACTGTGTCAGTGGGTCTTTGTTGTCACCACGCACTGTGCGAATATAGTATGGGTTGTGACGAGCATGAATACCAGATGCACTATTCACAAGCTGCGACACTGTGCCAGATGGCTTAACACAAGTAATGGCAGCAGACTGTGGAATTGACAATGCCTCTGCCGTAACCTTATTAGTCAGCACAGCTTGCTCTTTAAGAGCGTTTAGCGTAGCACCAATATTCATACCAAACGTGGTAGACTTGCCAGACATCATGGCGTTATCCATAATACCTGTAAGAGATACACCAAGCAGGCGTTCCTCTTCGGTATTCTTTTTCCACACAGTACGAAGGTACTTGAAGTTAGTCAATGTGGATTGGAACGTACCAAGGATAGTAGCCAGACGAACCTTTTCAGTCAGGGTTTGCTGGGTATCTGACGCACGTACAACAACCTCTGACAGATTGCAGAACTGATATGGACGCAGAATAATTTCACTGCATGGATTTGTACCAAAGTCAATGTAGCTTGACCCATCCCTGTGAGGGTGCATCGTGTACTGCGAATCTGTGTCGTCAATAGGAGTCGAGTTGTGTAGCTTACGACGACCATTCTTTGCTGCTTGTTTGACAGCCGACTGACGATTGAAAATGCCACGCTCACCAGACTTGCTATCATACAGGGACAGCCACTCGCGCATAAACGTACCCATCTCTGGCTTACCCTTGTACGCTACACTATTGTTTGCAAGCGCACGTTGTCCTTCATTAGTCCACCACTGACCAGACTTAGCGTGTGCCATCTGGTCATCATTGAGATTAGACAGGCTGATGAGGGCAGAGCGACGAACTCCACCAACTACCACTACCTCACCAATCTTGCACATGATGTCATGGCATTCAATAGGGAATAGCCTACGACCTGTGGCGTTAACGAACTTGTTTACGATAAACTGAAACAGTTCTTCCAACGGGGCTGGGCCACTAGCGCGACCACCAAACGTCTTCAGACGCGCACCAGCAGGGCGAACCTGACTGGTATCCCACTTCGGGACTTTTCCTGCGTAAAGGAGCGAAATTAATTCACGCAAGGATGTAGCCCAGCCCATACGAGAGTCGCCAACTTTGATGACAGTATCCGTGTCATGCATATCCTCGTTGACAACAGGCAGCTTCTCTACATTGTGTCTTTCTACAGAGAAGCCTACACCAGTGCCACACATGAGGATATACATCGTCTCGTCAAATGCACGAGGATTATCCACCGGTACGTAGGAGCAATTGTAACCACCGACGTGACAACGGTCAAGCGCGGGACCGGCAGTCATCAATGCTCTCATGCTTGGCATGATGTCTTGGTTAAGCACAGCCTCTTCAAGTTCTGCGCGTAGTTCATCGGATAACATGTAGCTGTGCTTTTCTGCAAGGTGGTCTTCCATATAATTGAAATACCTCGACACAGTTTCAGGCCATGTTTCTCTTCGTTGTTCTTCTTCAATCCACCTTGCGTAACGAGAGGTGGCAATAAATGTTTGATAGTCTGTAGGTAAATAATTGTTCATATTTCACTCCATGTTTATTTTGATATGTTTGATGTCCATGCCAGGTAATTCGTGAAAGTAATCCTCTAAACTTTCTTGTATTTCTTCTGTTGGATTTTCATCTGCTGGCATTGTATATTCTTCTGGGTCAATGTCTAGTGTGACGTAAATCTTAACTCGCATCACTATCCTCTATAGCTTTCTCTAGTGCATTAATGTACCACTTTGCCTTCTGTACATCTTCTAGTGGCTTGCCCTTGTAGTCAAAACGCCACAGGTATTTCATTATATTACCCTGTAAATAGTATTTAAAGTTTGGCCCAAGCATTGCCTCAATGGCTGTGATACATTCAATACCAGACTGATTGTAGTGTGAGGGGCTGTTGACCATATCTTCTTTTTTACTTAATTGTTTAGTATAGTACTCGTCCATAAGTTTCTCCTCATCAGCTTTCAGTTTCATAAAGGTTTCATGTCTCATCATGCTTCTCCTTTTGTTTTTGTTGCAAACGTCAGATGTACAACATTATCGTCGTCATCCCGTCTGATTACAACTTCCTGTTCATCTTCGTTATCTGTCAACGTCATCAGTTCCTCTGTGTACTCTTCACAATATTTATATATTTGTTCGCGTACATATTCATCCTGCTCCATCACTGGAAGCGCAGACAATATCATCCTAACGAATAATTCCATACCACGATACACTTCTTCTGTCAACTCATTATTCTCAGAAGTTATAACTGATACTTCTGCATCCCCTGACCATTCACCTTTTGCTGTATAGGTAGGGCGTATTCTAATCAAAAAGTCTTCATCTTCTACTGCTCTTGCCACGATAAACTCCTTTCTTTTTTTCGCCCTTGAATGGTATAAACTTCGGATGTTTATTCTTTCCTTTTTCTTTTAACCAATCTTCAGGAATAATTCTATCATAGTATTTAAAACTATGCTTTATACACCATTCTGCATAAGATGATTTGGCACCCTTGCGTAGTTTACGTCTACTGTTTTCAAACACAAAACGAATGTCCAGTTGTGGGTGCTGTTTACTTATGGCTATGTGCTTCCTCCTGTCAGCAGCCGTAAACATACCCTTTGTCTCAATGATAATACCGTTGTGCAGCACGAAGTCGGGTGTGTAGGTTCTGTATGCTAAGTCTTCCCACTCAATCTTTATAGCCTCGTATAAAAACTTTATCTTTAGCTGTGTTAGTTTTTCGGAGACAGATTGCTCCAGACCACTACGATACCCATTCTTTCGTGCTGCCCGATATGCTTTGCCGTTAAACACTACAGTGAGCGACCACGCCAGAAGTCAGCAGGGTCACGATATCCAATAGCCCTTAGTTCTTCGCGGAGAACTTTGTCTGCTTCATTACGCGCTTCAATAGCTGCACGAACCCCAGCAGTTTTGCGTTCACGATATTCCTTACGCAAGTCGCTAAGTTTCTGTTCAGTAAGTTTAATCTCTTCGACGAGAGCATCAAGTTCAAGTTTGTCATCCATTTACATACTCCTCTGCTAGTTCTACATAATTAACCATCTTTGGTTCTTTTGCTTGAGACTTTACAGCAGGTAGTTCCTGCAAGTTGGGCCAGCAAGAAAATCTGTAGTCACAGAATGAACACTCTTTGCACAAGACTTTATTGCCTGTCTCTTTGCCTCTAAATGTTTCAGCTTGTGCGTCATAGCAACGCTCAAACTTATTCTCTTTCAACTTCTCCACAAGATTTTCAATCTTCTGAATCTCTGTGTTGATGTCGATGTTAGCTGGTACATATTTAAACTGCCCATTGGCTTTATTAATTACCCACCAGCCCCCAGGTTTTTTGTCAGTGGCCCTTGCATAGCCAGCAAGCTGCCCTACATAACCAAAGGAATCGTTGTCTTTCAGCACTTCGTATGACTGAAACTTGTGCTTGTATGACCAGTCAGATGCAGACTTAACATCGTCAACTGCCTCATCAATAATCAAGTCATATGTGCCATCAATGTCTGCGTTCTTCAAAGGTAATGTCACACGTTCAGAGTCTTGGTACTCAACCTTTGCCTCTTTCAGTATGCCCTTGAAGATTGCCTCAATGATGTCGCCTAGTATCATGTTCATTACGAATGTCGTAGGGCGAGGCATGGCTGTCTCTGGCTTGTTCTTTTCAAACCATAGCTGACAGTACGGCCTACCCACATTAGACATGCGAAGGCGAAATCCCTTTGGCTCAGTCCTGTTGAACTGACGTAGGACAGCTTCCCTGACATCCTCTGCAACTTGTGCAGCAGTTTCACTTGAGAATGTCGATTTGTTATTCACGACACTCCCAAGGTAACTGTGGATAGCCAGTTCAGCAGGATGATTAAGACTGTTCATCGTCTACGTCTACCGTGATAAACTCTCCAACAACGCTTTCATCATCCTCTGGCTCACCGTTTGCAGACTTATCCCATTCAGACAAGACCCACGTGTTGAAGTTTTCAATATACTCCATGAACTCTTTGAACACACCTTGGTCTTCTGGTGTGACTTCAAGATTATTTTGCATATCAAGGCTAACCACTGGAACATAAAACGTAGAACCAGTTGGCAGTTCACGTCCTTCTGTTTCCACAATCATGTGATGCTGTGGGGGAAGACGACGCATTTGACCCAGCTTATTAAAAGCCTGACCTACGTTCTTAAAACCTTCCTTGCTATCAATCTCCCACACACATGGGACATCAGTAACATCCTGCGCATCACCTTGTTCAGTGGTGCCAGACATGGACGCAGTACCAAACACAACACGAACCCTGCGTATCTGACGAATAAGTTCTTTTGTGCTATCCGGTAACGCATCAAAGTCCTTGATGTAACCACCAGGTTTTCCACAGTTAAACGTGCCAGCACTATCTTTCAGGTCAATGTCTAAGGTATCAGCCATGACAGTTTTATGATAGTTGTTGGCATTGCTATCGTATCTCTGGTACATAAAGCGTTGAACAAAAGGACGCAGCACAACCTTGTCAGCATAGATGATTTGATTGTCTGTGTTCTGTAATCCCAACGCACCAGCAGACACAATCTCCATCTTCATAGTTTTGCCATTTACATCGGCATCCCCCATGATAGATTTCTTGTTAATACGCAGCCGTGCCAGACTAGATTTCTTCTCGCCTGTGTCGTAGGCCATGCCCATCATCTGCGCCATAGCTGCATAGTTGTCTGTATCAATAGTCGTTAGTTCACTCATATTTGTTGACTCCTTTCTGTAAAAATAAAGACGAGTTATATCACATTATGTCTTTCGTGTCAAGCCAATTCGGACCAATCTTTGCTTCTAATACGAGAGGCACATTAAAGTCGATACCCCATCTACCTGCGATTAATCCAGGTAATTCTTTATTGGTTGTGTCAATAGCTTGTAACACAAGTCTTTCTTCCATTGGGTGCATGTCAATCACGATACTGTCATGCACACTGTTTACAATACAGGACTTGGCATACTGTAGCAGTGAGTCAATATGTAGCAGAGCGACAGGAACAATGTCTGCCGTAGCCAGTGACTGCACAGGATAGTTCTTTAGCTGTGTAAAATGTGACACACGCCCACTCTCCAGCCTTTGCACATCAGGGAAAGCAAACTCCCTGCCAGAAGGTGTGACAACCTTTTTGTTTTCTAAAGCCTCTTTAGCCAGTCGGGAATGCCAACTTGCGATGCCTTTGTATTTCTCCGTGAAGTGTGTGTAATACTCTGCCTCCGCTGGAGTTCTCCCAAAGCCCGTTGCTCCATAAAGCGGCGCGAACGTATGCGCCTTTGCTTCTTGGCGACTTGTCGGTTGACCAGCATTAG